TTCAGATCATCCTTTGTTGTCATGTAATGGTATTCACCCTTCTCGTAGGCCTTGGAATCAAGGTCTTCGGCCCAATTCTTCAGAATGTAGGGCGATCTGACCTTCTTTAAGGAAGGTCCGTTCGTGTACAACGTAGAAGTTGGGATATAGTTAGGTGAATCTGGTTTAGAACCTTTTCCTAAAGTTTCAAGGTTATAGAGTTTTCTGCTCATACAGAAAACCCTATCCATGAACTTATCGGATCGTTCCTTGGCAGCAGCTCTGGCTGGATCCATGTGTGGATCCGTCCAGCACTTGCCAACGGTACGGATATTTCTAAGAAAGGTAATATTATGATTATCTTGTAAGATAATCTTTATTCCCCTTAGAAACCAAGGTCTAACATGCTTAAGACTAAAAGTATCTGGATGTGTGAACCCTAGACCTCCCCATTCCCTGGGGAGGTACACGGGTATATCCAGTCCTTTTGCCATCTTGACAAGTTCGTGGTTAGAGAATAATGATAAAACCCTCGATACCTTTTGAACCTGAGCTGACCATGTCGGCTCAGATAAAGGAAGGTGAACCCAGTTCGTAGTAAAAGCTGAAGCAGTACCCCTTGTTGTAACAAGGGTCGCTCCATCTCTTTGACGCAACTGGGGTAACCTAGAAGGAGGAACTTTCTTAAGTAATGATTTAATGTGCGGGGTATGTATTCTACATAACTTACCATTAATCAAATAGAAGATTTGCTCAGTGTACTGTAAACAGTCCGCCGAGATTAAATCTGTCCCTTTAGAAAGTATATAACCTTGTTCTTCAAGTTTCTCTCTGCAAAGCTTTGCTTGCTCAGCAGTAGTGCCTCCAAGTACGGAGTCATCACCGCAATGAGCTGCAGTCTTTGCGATTTCGCTTTTTCCATAAGTTCGGTAAACACCGAACTGTTGGTCGAAATTCAAGAGAGGCCAGGAATGCGGCATCCCCATAGGGATGCCACGAACTGACTTGAAAGAGGTTACATCCTTATACAGTCCTTTATACCAAGGAGGAAATTCCATAATGAGACCTCTGATCAACCATTCCAGAATAGGAATGAATGATTTTGAGAGCCATTTTGGAATTAACTCTAGTTCAATTAGCGCAAGAGCCGCCCCTTTCCCTAAAGAAAGGGCCAGCTCTGGTACTGTGGTATCGGTAGCAGCAGTGAGGTCTTTGGAATCAAATAAGGCACTCTTATCGAGTGTCCTGTTTGGATCCCAATAACCTGTTTTGTTCATAGAAGGAATTGAAGGGTCAGCCTTCATAATTGCAGTAAATACTGTGCGTGGAAGATGGGCAACATTAGTGACAAACTCTTGGCACATACCAATAGCTCGTCCTTTTGCACCGTCATCATCCACTACATCAAGTTTCATGGGAAGATCCCCAATGTCTTTCTCGTACTTGAGATGGACTTCCTTCCTAAAAAGAGGAAATCCTTCTCCGTTCGGGTAGACGTCAGGGACATCACTAAAAGAGAGTCCCGTATTCCCTTCAACAGAAAGGAAAATAGAGATCTCTAAAGCGATGAACGGATAGCCATGTAGTCTAATGAGTTCCTCACCGGAAATCGTATATTCTTTCATAGCTAACTGCTTCTCATCTATCCCCATCAACATGCATTCATAAGAATCCGGTTGATTGGGCCACTTGTGCACCAGTACTTCTTCATTTGCGATTGTTCTTCGAGTCCCATCCTTCCTTAGGATGGGTCTCCCAGAAGGGCCAAAATAGTCCCCAATACGCAATGAGAAGCTGCATTGTGAAAACTTTTCACATTCCTTACGAGTCCATTCGAGTCGACCCCCCTGGGAAACAGGGGTGTAGTACCCGGCGGACGTACTGAACGAAACATGAGGATTCATATGTTGGCGTATGAGACTAGTTTTCAAGGAGAGAACTCTTTCTTTCATGAAAGAGCTTGCTTCTTCGACAAGTTCATCCGTAACAGGCCACGGATCCGTGGCCCGTACGTACAGCTTGTCCAAACTAGTGTTCTTTTGCGCCAGGGTAGGAAAGCCCATAGCACGTTTTCCGAAAGAAAACACGATATGGTTTTCGGCTTTCCAATTCAGTTTAGTTGGTACCCTTCCTAGAAATTCCCAGGTCGTCCCTTCAAAGAAAGGACAACCACCGAATTCACCATTTCTTCTCAAACCTGGAGTCCCATTCGGGACGTCGGCTTTCGATGAAGAGACGTGAGGAATCCCACCAACTATCCTTGAATGTTCGAAGAT